ATGAGATTAAAGATTCACATCGTAGAGCCGTAACTGCTATCCTGCTCGAAAATCAAGAAAAAGAACTCCGTGAGGCACAAGAGTTTCTTTACGAAACCCCAACAATGAATACCGCTTCTGGCCCTGCTGGCGCTGGATTCGGTGGTAGTGCTCAAGGATTTAGTGCTGGTCCTACTGCCGGTTTCGATCCCGTTCTGATTTCTCTAATCAGACGTTCAATGCCCAATCTGATCGCTTATGATCTTTGCGGCGTTCAACCAATGAACGGTCCTACCGGACTCATCTTTGCGATGCGCTCACGCTACAATAATCAGAGTGGTCCTGAGACTTTCTACAACGAAGTCGATTCTGCCTTCTCTGGTCAAGATAAGGGATTCGATGTAACAACTGGATTTACTGGCGGCGGCGTCGGTATGGGTACTACCGCTCAGGGTGGCACCAATCCTTCTATTCTCGATCCTAGCAACCAAGCAAATAATGCTCTTGGCGCCGATCAGTATAACGTTGGTCAGGGTATGCGTACCGATAGTGCAGAAGCACTAGGTAATGCTTCAGACAATTTCTTCAACGAAATGGCTTTCTCAATCGAGAAAGTTACTGTAACTGCCAAGAGCCGTGCTCTAAAGGCAGAATACAGTCTTGAACTCGCTCAGGACCTCAAGGCAATCCACGGTCTGAATGCCGAAGCGGAACTCGCAAATCTTCTCTCCACAGAGATCCTTGCTGAGATTAACCGTGAAGTTATTCGTACCATCTACAAGATTGCTAAGCCTGGTGCTCAAGCGAATACCGCTACTGCCGGTACTTTTGACCTTGACGTTGACTCCAACGGTCGTTGGTCTGTTGAGAAGTTCAAGGGTCTAATCTTCCAGATCGAAAGAGATGCTAACGCTATCGCTCAGCAAACTCGTAGAGGAAAGGGCAATATGATCCTTTGCTCTGCTGACGTTGCTTCCGCACTAGCAATGGCTGGAGTTCTGGATTATACCCCTGCTCTCAACGCTAACCTTAACGTTGATGACACCGGTAACACCTTCGCTGGTGTTCTTCAAGGTAAGTATCGTGTATATATCGATCCTTATTCTGCTAACGTATCACCTAATCAGTTCTACGTTGTTGGTTATAAGGGTTCCAGCGCCTATGATGCTGGTCTCTTCTATTGTCCTTATGTTCCTCTCCAAATGGTTCGTGCCGTAGGTCAGGACACTTTCCAACCCAAGATTGGATTTAAGACTCGTTACGGAATGGTTGCAAACCCATTCGCTGACGGTCTAGCTCAAGGACAAGGTGCTCTTAACACCAACTCTAACGTATACTACCGCAGAGTCAAAGTCGCAAATCTTATGTGAGTCTCATATAAGACTTATACTGGGGAGGGTAAAACCTCCCTTTTTTATTGTCTAAAATTATTCCAGTCCAAAACAAATAGTACCACAATCAAAGATTTTGTTATATCCCATTTCTCTTGCCTTTTCATATTCGGTACAATCATAAGCACCTATAAGTTTTTTCTGGAACATCATTCGATTGTATCTTGTGTTGCAATTTTTATCCACATAATAATAAGATGGAGAGTTTGTTCTTATGACATCAAATCCATTTTTTAAGTATACATTACCCATAGAGTATCTTCTATCTGCATAAGATACAATATTACCTTTATATTCTTCTCTAAACCATTTCAGCAGTTTACTAAATCCACCAATCACATTAATACCTCTTTTGTTTGCAAATCTAGAAAGTTCCCATTTGTAGTTTGGATTAAATCTAGACTTACAGAAGGTCATTACACAAACTAAATCATCTTCATATAATAATCCAAGTTTAATCTTACTTTTATCTTCTCCTTGCATATGATTATCATTTAGAAAATTGTTCTTTTGATGAGTCTCTAAGATTATTTTTTTACATTTTCTTGCAAATATTTTTTGATTTAGATTCAATTTACTTGCTATGACAGATTTCACAATATCCTCTTTAAGTAACCATTCATCACTATAAAACTGAAGAAGATGGATTCCTTTATTTTCACAACCTAAAGTCTTTTGCAAATGATATGATTTTCCTTTGATTAAACATTCTTTAGTTTCACTTGGACGATATTGATGAGAATAAAGACCATTATATTCGATTGCTAGTTTATAGTCAGGTAAGTAAATATCAAGTTCCTTGCCACCCAAAATGGAACGATTAGATTGAATAATGCTACCGTCATAAATTGATTTAATATACTCATATAAAGTATTTTCTTCCTTACTTATTTTTTTAACTTTTCTTTCATATGAGTTTGGTTCTCTTGTTTCAATATCATAAATATTCAACCATCTTGATACTGTAGATTTAGTGATTCCCAATTTATCTGCAATTTGTTCGCAGGTCATTCCACTATTATAAATCTCTTCTAGTTTATTTTTATCACTTAAAATACTTACACTATAACTATTTCTTCTTCTTGAATCCATTAAATCGTGTAAGTTATGATTCTTAAGATACTTGGCAACAGGTATGGTTGAGATATTAAGATCTTTGGCAATTTGTTCGATTGATTTTTTTTGAGTTATTCTTTGATTGTAAATCCACTCATAGTTCTCCAGTTTTTGCTTTGACTCTAACTGAATTGTTTTACTTCTTCTAGAGCAAGATGGATTTGCATAAGATCTAAACCCCCTTTCAGCATAAGTTTTATCAATCGCACAAACTTTTCCGCAATTACACTTACACTTAGGAATTGTGTTCTTTGTGATTCCATTTACAAGAGCATATGCCCTAGTGCGAAGAGGAACCGAAGAATAATATTCATCAAGAAATCGTGTATTTTCTTCTATTTCTTTTCTAATAGATTGATTTAATGAAATCTTCATAAAACTAGATTTATCCCAGTTTTCTTTTAGATGCTCTACAAGATTCATTAAACTTATCAGCACAATATTGTATAGTATATATTATAGCACTATTACAAATAAATACAAATAAAAATGTCTTGTTCTTTTCCCGGTCAAATTGACAATAGAAACTTTTTATCTCCTGTAGGATTTAAGTTTTCATTATCAAAAGAACCTAAAGTTGCCTTTTTTTGTAATACGGCAAGAATACCAGATCTATCATTACCAGTCAACCCCCAACCAACATATCTCAAGGATATTGATGTTCCTGGAGATAAGTTGACTTTTGGTGACTTAACTTTGAGATTTATGGTCGATGAGAATATGGAAAACTATATGGCAATACATAACTGGTTGACTGGTCTTGGTTTCCCTGATTCAGTTCAAGATTACAAAGACTTAATCACAATCGAAAATGATATAACACAACCTCAAGATCCAAAAAGAGCATTTAGTGATGGAAGTTTATATATTCTAAACAGTAACTATAATACAACTGCAGTAGTTAAATTTAAGGACTTATTTCCAGTCTCTTTAAGTTCCCTGGAGTTCAGTTCTAATCAAACTGACGTTCAGTACTTTACAGCAGACGCCATCTTCAAGTATACTATCTACAGTATCTTAGATAAAAATGGAAAACCCTTATGATGAATCTTGAAGAAATCCAGGAAATGTGGAATAAAGATTCAGTTATTGATCCTGATAATCTACATGAAGAATCTCTTAAAATACCACAACTGCATTCCAAATATTATACAGTCTACAATACAATCACTCTTCTTCGGGAAAGATCTCTTGAGACCTACAACAAAGTTAAACTAGAACGCTATAACTACTACACAGGAAAGGCACCAGCAGAGGTCTATGCCGAAGAACCATTCCCGTATAAGTTAAGAGATAAAGACGCCTTACAGAGGCATATGGACGCTGATGAGAGATTGAATAAAGTTGAACTCAAAGTCAAATATTATGATGTGATGTTGAAGTTTTTGGAAGAGATTATTAAAACAGTTTCTAATCGCACATTCCAGATTAAAAATAGTATCGATTGGTCGAAATTCACCGCAGGATACAATTGAGGCAGAAATGCCTCTTTTTATTGCAAATAAATACTCATAACTGATATGTTATGAATGTCTCATTTGATTGTATCAAAAAAGAATGAGGTTTATCTTCAAGTAGAAGCAGAACCTCATGTATATTATGAGATAAGGGATGCATTTCAATTTGAGGTCCCTAATGCAAAGTTTTCACCTTCATACAAGAATAGATGGTGGGATGGAATAATCTATTTGTTTAATGTAAACACAAAAGAAATATATGTTGGATTGTTAGATAAACTGATTCAATTTTGTAAGGATCATGATTATACTTATGAGTTTCAGGATAATAAGTTTTATGGTCTTCCCTTTGAGATTAATGAAAATATCTCTTTAGAAGGCGTAAAGGATTATGTAAAGTCTATCTCAAAATACGAACCAAGAGATTATCAGGTACAAGGAATCTATCAGGCACTTAGATACAATCGTAAAGTGATTGTATCTCCAACTGCTAGTGGAAAAAGTTTGATGATCTATTCTTTAGTTCGTTATTATGCCAGCAAAGAAAATAATATTTTGATTATTGTACCAACCACATCTCTTGTATCGCAACTCTTTAAGGATTTTGTTGATTATGGGTGGGATGCAGAGAATCACTGCCATATGATTTATTCTGGAAAAGAAAAAGATGACCCAAAAGAAGTCTATATTTCAACTTGGCAGTCATTATATAAAATGCCAAAAAAATACTTTGAGAAGTTTAATGTAGTAATATGTGATGAATGTCATTCTGCAAAAGCAAAAAGTCTAGTATCCATTATTTCTAAAATGTGTGATGCAAAATATCGATTTGGATTCACAGGTACACTAGATGGAATAGAAGTTAACAAACTAGTTCTAGAAGGTTTATTTGGTCCTTCTTATAAGATTATTAGAACAGATGAACTGATGAAAAAAGGTCATGTTGCGAAACTTGATATCAATATTCTTTTATTGAAGCATTCTCCAAATAAATTTGATACTTTTGAGGATGAAGTTCAATATATTATCAATCACGAAAAAAGAAATAAGTTCATTAAAAATCTTGCTTTAGATCTAAAGGGTAATACTCTTATACTTTTTTCTAGAGTTGAAGGTCACGGACAACCACTATACGATCTCATAAATAATGGTGCCGCTGATAATCGTAAAGTCTTCTTTATTCATGGTGGTGTGGATACTGAAGAAAGAGAACTAGTTAGAGAAATTACTGAGAGAGAAAATAATGCTATCATCGTTGCTTCCTATGGTACTTTTTCTACTGGTATCAACATTAGAAATCTGCATAATGTTATATTTGCTTCCCCTAGCAAGTCAAGAATACGAAATCTTCAATCAATCGGAAGAGTACTCAGAAAAGGAGACAACAAAGTAAAAGCAACTTTATATGATATTGCCGATGATATTAGTTACAAGACTAGAAGAAATTATACACTCAATCATCTTGTTGAAAGAATTAAAATTTATACGGAAGAAAACTTTAACTATGAAATTATAAACATACCACTCAAAAATTAATGGAAGAAGAGTTTTACTGCATAATTAAATTAGTTTCATCAGAAGAAATATTTTCTTTAATATCAATCGATGAAAATAATGAGGACCCTATTATCATTCTACACAATCCAGTAGTAATGAATGTGATAGGATCCTCAAACGACTCATCTTACATTAAAATAAAACCTTGGATGGAGATCTCTGATGATGATATGTTTTTTATTAAGTTAGATAAAGTTATTACAATGACGGAAACTAATGACAAAAGACTTATTGAATTATATGAATATTATTTGAATGATAGTTCAATAGAAGTTTATAAACCACAAGGTCAAGTTCCATTAAACTCAGAAATGGGTTATATAGATTCGGTTAAAGATGCTAGAAAAAAACTAGAAGATCTTTATAAGAAAAAATTTAATTAATTTTCCTAAGTCCCTAAGTCTTAAAGCTTTCTTACACCCTATCTTCATCGGGGACAAACCTAGTCTACACATATTATTGATACTTGTCAAGCCCTCAAATATGTGATAAAATAAACATAACTTATCAAAGATATAAATGTTATGCCTAAAAAGAATTCAGAACATTATGTGAATAATAGAGAGTTATTAGATTCTATTGTTGTTTATCGAAATGAAGTAAAAAAGGCATCTCAAGAATATTATGAAAAATATGATGAGTATCCTCCAAAATCTAAAAGATGGGAAGGAAAACCACTTATTCCAAATTATCTTGGAGAATGTTTTCTTAAAATTGCAACTCATTTATCATATAAACCAAACTTTGTAAATTATATGTTTCGTGATGATATGATTTCTGATGGAATTGAAAACTGCGTTCAATATATTCATAATTTTGATCCAGAAAAATCAACCAATCCATTTGCTTATTTTACACAGATTATTCACTATGCATTTTTAAGAAGAATACAAAAAGAAAAAAGACAACTTGAGATAAAAACTAAAATTATTGAAAAAACTGGTTTTGATGAAGTTATGACTATTGATGATGGGTTGCTTTCTGGGAACAATAGTGAATACAACAGTATGAAAGATGCTATTCAATACAGGAACAATCGATGACACGAGTTGCTGTAATCACGGATACCCATTTCTCGGCCAGGAAATCTTCTAGGCATTTACACGATTACTTTGAGTTATTTTATAAGAATATATTTTTTCCTGCTCTAGAAGAACACGGAGTGGAAATAGTGATTCATATGGGTGATGCTTTTGATAATCGCAAAAGCATCGATTTTTGGGGACTAGAATGGACTCGTAAAGTTGTTTTGGATCCTCTTAAAAAATATGAAGTTCATATGATTGTAGGAAATCACGATATATTTCTTCGTAACTCTACTGAAATCAACTCTCCATCTTTGCTATTGAGAGATTATCCTAACATCAAAGTTTACAGTTCTCCAACAAATACAAAAGTTGGTGGAATCGATATGACTTTTATTCCTTGGATTTGTAGTGAAAACTATGATGAAACACTCAAGGTCATCAAAAAGTCAAAAGCAAAGATTGCGATGGGGCATCTTGAACTTCAAGGATTTCGAGTCAATAAGCATCTTGTAATGGAAGATCACGGAACAGATCCTAAGATGTTCGATAAGTTCCAAAAAGTCTTTTCGGGTCATTATCACACTCGCTCAGACAACGGTAAGATTTTTTATCTTGGAAATCCTTATGAGATGTATTGGACTGATGTGAATGATACTCGTGGATTTCATATTTTTGATACTGAAACATTAGAACATACTCCAATCAATAATCCATATAAACTCTTCTATAACATCTATTATGAAGATACTCCTCATCAGTTGTTTGACCCAACTGAATATCAAAATAAGATCGTAAAAGTGATTGTTCGTAAGAAGTCAAAACCAAAAGACTTTGAGAAGTTTGTGGATAAACTTTATTCAGTAGGAGTTCAGGATCTCAAGATTATTGAAAACTTTGAGATTCAAGAATCTGAAGATTTTCAGGTTGATGATGATGAAAACACGATTACAATCCTCAATCGATATATAGATGAATCAGAAATCGAGTTTGATAAAAATCGTATCAAAACTATCTTTCAGGACTTATATAAACAATCTTGTGAGGTTGAATAATGTTCTTGCTTACTCTCAAAGGTCGTAAAGATGATGGAGCATTTGCCGTTCAGGATAAGTATGGGGAAAAAGTTTTATTTCTATTTGAGGATGAAGATGATGCTACTCGATATGCTATGATGTTAGAAGAAGATGAAAAATATAATAAAGAAATGGAAGTGGTAGAAGTAGATGATGAGTTAGCAATCAAAACTTGTAAAATGCATCACTACAAATATGCTGTGATTACTCCTAATGATATTGTGATTCCACCTCAACTATGATTATTTTTAAGACACTCCGTTATAAAAACTTTCTTTCTGCAGGACAACATTTTACAGAGATTGATTTTCAGAAACATCATACCAATATTTTGGTTGGTAATAATGGATTTGGAAAAAGTTCGATGATTGATGCTCTAACATTCGCATTATTCAATAAAGCATTTCGTAAAATCAATAAAAATCAACTCATTAATAGTGTAAATGAAAAAGATTGCCTAGTGGAGGTTGAGTTTTCTATTAACAATAGAAACTACTTGGTTCGTCGTGGAATCAAACCGAATGTTTTTGATATTGAAGTAAATGGCAATCTTCTTCATAAGGAAGCAGATGATCGAGCAAATCAAAAAATACTAGAAGAGAATATTCTTAAAGTCAACTACAAATCCTTTACTCAAATTGTGATTATGGGTTCAAGTGCTTTTGTTCCTTTTATGCAATTGACTACGGCAAACCGTCGTGAGGTGATTGAAGATCTTTTGGATATTCGCATCTTTTCTGCGATGAATAATCTTCTCAAAGAAAAGATTAGAGATCATAAAGATAATATTAAATCATTAGAACTTGCAAAGTCAAATCTGAAAGAAAAAGTTCAGATGCAGAAAAACTTCATCGAAGAACTTGAAAATCGTGGTAATGATAATATTAATAATAATAAACAAAAGATTATTAAGTTGATGAATGAAGTTGATTCTTATTCTCATCAAAATGCTTTGATTGAAGAAGATGTTTTTAGATATACAAAAGAACAGGAAGAAGTTTCTGGTTCTGATGAAAGGTTAGGAAAACTTAACAATCTTAAGGGTAAGATCTCTCAGAAAGTATCCAACATTACTAAAGAGCATAAGTTCTTTAGTGAAAATACGGTATGCCCTACTTGCACTCAATCGATTGATGAAAAATTTCGTCTAGATAAGATTACTGACGCTCAAAATAAAGCAAAAGAGTTACAGGATGGATATAAAGAACTTGAAAGTACTATCAAAATAGAAGAAGAAAGAGAGCGTCAGTTTATTGTTCTATCTAAGGAGATTACAAAACTCAATCATGAAATTTCTCAAAACAATACTCGGATCTCTCTCAATCAGAGACAGATCCGAGATCTTGAATCTGAAGTTCAGGAGATTGCCAAACAACTTAAGAATAGAAATACTGAACACGAAAAGTTAGAACAGTTTAGAGAAAAGTTACAAACAACGATTGAAGATTTATCAGAAAAAAAAGAACAAATTGTCTACTATGATTTCGCACATTCTCTTCTTAAAGACGATGGAGTAAAAACTAAAATCATCAAGAAGTATCTTCCTTTTATCAATCAGCAGGTCAATCGTTATTTGCAAATGATGGATTTTTACATCAACTTCCATCTTGATGAAGAGTTTAATGAGAGTATTCAGTCTCCTATTCACGAAGACTTTTCTTATAGTTCTTTTAGTGAAGGTGAAAAGGCAAAAATCAATCTTGCTCTAGTTTTTGCTTGGCGTGAGGTTGCCCAAATTAAAAACTCTATTAACACCAATATAATGATCTTTGATGAAGTTTTTGATTCTTCACTTGATGAGTTTGGGACAGATAGTTTTCTTAAGATTATTCGATATGTGATTAAGGATGCTAATATTTTTGTCATTTCTCATAAAGACGGAATTCAAGACAAGTTTGATCGTGTGATACGATTTGAGAAAAAGAACGGATTTTCTTATAAATCAGAGTCTTGACGAATCATTTCCTACATAGTATGATGATCTCACCGTCACCAGGAAAATGCAAGTTCCAAACCGCTATCATCACTCTAAAAAAGACCAAAAACGAAAATTAAAACCACAAGCACTCAGGCAAGCAAAGGCACGACTGAGACACTTTAAAAAGCGTCTCAATCAACGAGACGCTTTTTTTATATAATAAATAGTTGAACCTAATACGACGGCAATCTGTTAGGATGGTTAAGGCACTTTCGGGTGCCTTTTCCCGTATAAATACTTGTGCCGTTGTATTAGAGTAGAAATGAACTATCTAAAGGTTTATTGTAACCTCATCAGGAAAGCAGAGAACAGAACTCTTCCTGATGGATATGCAGAAAAACATCATACATTCCCAGTAAGTATTTTTGGTAAGAATAAACGAATTGTAGTTCTTACAGCAAGAGAACATTATATTGCTCATGCATTATTGGAAAAAGTTTATATCCAAAGGTATGGATTAAAAGATAAAAGAACTATTAAAATGATTACTGCATTTTGGTGTATGAATAATCAAAATACACTAAATGAATATTTTAATTCTTATTTTTATGAATATTCAAAAATAAGATTTATTGAAAGTATTAAAGGTAGAAAACTTACTGAAGAGCAAATTGAAAGAATAAGAGAAAGAAATTCTAAAAGAGTTTGGTGGACTGATGGTATTAATAATAAACATTGTGAAGATTGTCCTGGAACCAACTGGTATAGAGGTAGGTCAAATATTAATGTAGGCAGAAAATGTAGTGAAGAAACTAAAGAAAAGATTAGAAATAAAAATAAGGGAAGAAAATTAACAAAAAAACGTAGAGAAGAAATTCAAAAAGATTCTTCTGGTAGAAGGTGGTGGAATGATGGGATTAATGATAAATTCTCTAAAGAATGTCCCGGTGATGGTTGGGTCTTGGGGAGATTGTATACTAGAAATAATCAAAAATATAAGACGGAAGAATTTAAAGAAAACTGTAGGAGAAGTAAATTAAATATAGTTGTGAGTGAAGAAACAAGGAAGAAACAAAGTAAGCAAAGGAAAGGAAATAGATGGTGGAATAATGGAACAACCAATAAACTAGTAAAAGAATGTCCTGGTGATGGTTGGGTCTTGGGTAGGTTGTGCCAGTTTTAAAACTGTCTGCACTAATCTTAAAGTGCGTGGATATGATGTATGATTAGGGAAATCTAAATCAAACCAAATGGCAGTCAATTTTGAAATCAAAGGAATGCTTGCTCGCCTTCTCGCCACAGAGAATTTAATTGTAGAAAATAAGAACGTTGAAACTGCTTGTTTTAATGTTCACACTCGTGTGCTTACTTTACCCCTATGGGAACGTGCTTCTAATGTTGTCTATGATATGTTATGTGCCCATGAATGCGCCCACGCAATCAACACTCCTGATGAGGATTGGACTGAAAACACTAAGGTTCCTCCACAGTTCGTAAATGTGGTTGAGGATGCCCGTGTAGAGAAACTGATTAAGCGTAGGTATATGGGTCTCG